CTACTTGGTTATCACCATATGCTTTTTCGATATCTTGGTCCTTAGATACTGAAATTTCTTGTAAATATTTAATGCGTTCTGGATCAGTAACGCTTTGTACATCTTCGCCATGCACTTTGTAATAAAATTCTGTTAAACCTGTAAATGAACGATAGTTTTTCTCTGCCATATTAAAACACTCCTAAATTTTAAAATATTGTTTATTAAAAAAAGACCTTTTTAATAAAGGTCTCATTTTTCGATATATGAATAATTGTTGATTATTCCTGTTATCACTTCTCTTGATACATTAAATTGTTCTGCTAAGTCTTTTTGCAATATGCCACCATTTTTATATAATCTTCTTACTTCAGTTGCATCTTCAAACGACATATTCCTTCTACTTTTTCCAACTTTACCTGCTATATTTTTTGTAATTTTTCTATTACCTTCCATACGCCCTTTTCCCCAAGAATGTAAAGTGTTTTCTGAATAAGTACACCATTCTAAATTCTCCAAACTATTATCGCTTATTATTGAATTTTTGTGATTGACACAAGGTTTATTTTCTGGGTTTTCCAAGAACGCTTTGGCAACTATCCTATGAATCAAGGGATATTTACCATTAATAGATACAGCATAGTAACCATTAGTACATTTTCTAGGTTTTATTTTTTTCCATTTCTGATTACTTAATCTATACGAAAATACTTCCCCTAGACTATTTACGTAATAATTCTTTTTGGCACTTCTATCAAACAAAACCAAATCTTCAAATAATAAATCCAAATTAACACCACCGTTATACGAGTGATTGCTTTACTTCAAATCTTTTAATTTGTCTGTAAATATTAAAATCTTTTATATATTCAGGCTTTATAGCTCCGCCAGTGTCATATACATTTATCGTTCGTAAAACCTTAGCTATCTCAAAAGTTATTTTTTTAGCTGTTAATCTTCCATTGATGTTTTTTTGTTGCTTCACAAACACGTCTATTTGATACAAATCTTCAAAGGCTATAGGGAAATCATCTCCGTAAGTTATAGGGGTGTCTTGGCCTAATGGATCTATAACAATCACTACATCTTTGATTTCTTGTGCGTTGGGATAATCGAAGAACTTTATATTGTTCTTAGGAACATGTTCCATAATTTCTTTGTTATCTATAATCGCTTGGTATATCTTCATTGTGATGTCGTCCATCGCTACACCCGCCTTTTTATTTCTTCTTTAACTGTTTGAAAGTAGGTTTCGCGTCCTTCTCTCATAGCACGTTCAATCACACCTTTACCAGCTGTATTAACCCACTTTCCTGAACGATCAAAGTGACCGTATTCATTTAGATGGATAATACGATAACGTTGTTTAGGACCACGCCAATGAATTTTAACGGTTCTTACTCCGCTTATCGTCATAGGTTTTGATACTGTCGTTTCTTCAACAGATTCGCCGGTATCTTTGAATGACTTCATGTTGTTTTTGATTATCTGAACAACTTTCTGTCCACCTTTAGTTAGTGCAAAATCTGTTATGCGTTTTGTAGCAGATTTACCGTATTTCTTTTCTAAATAAGCGATTATTTCTTTATCACCTTTAACTGTTACCGTCATTGTTCTTCACCTACGACTTTGACGTAGTTAGGTGACTTAGCAGGTGCCACATTTTTGACATTAAAAAACAACCCTGCATACATACCGTTCTGTATCTCAAATATTTGATTTACATTAGGTATAAATTGAGGTTGTGCATCTCTAATATTTAATGTGACTGACCTTTTGCTAAGTTCTAAGTTTCCTAACTGAACGTCCTTTTGTGTAGGCTCATATAAGCCAGCAAAACAACTGTATATTTCTTGCCAATCATTCATGCCTGCTTCGGGTCCATCGTTTACAACGTCATAAAAAGTAATTCTGTAGTCTAAATTGTTAAGATTCATCGGCTACCACCTCGATGTTATCTTTTCGCCACTTAACTAGATTACTTCTTAATGTTTGTATAAGTTTCATTGATGATGCAGGCACATCAAATGATTGTTCATTAGATGTGATTGAACGATTATCGTAGTGGTGAGCAATAATATTTAAGACCGCTAAATTGAATATAGGATTATTGTTGTAGAATTTATCATCTTCTTCATCTAAAGAAACAGCAGCCTTAACCTCACTGATTGCTCCAGGTAAATAAACTTGCATAATCAAATCATCATCAAAGTCATGATCTACACGTATCGCTCGCTTAATAGATTCAACGTTATCTATTTTGAACATTGAATTCACCTACTTTACTTATGCTCCTAAATCGCCACTAGGTTCTGCTGCAGCTTCAAACGTTACGAAGAAACCAGCGTTTTTGTCTGCTTGTTTAACGTCAAAACGGAAAGCACCCATCAAGTATTTACCGTAGATTTCGTTTTCAATCCATTGAACTGAAACGTCTGTACGGTCTGCAAATAACACACCACGTTTTACATCACCGATAAATGCTAGTGCATCTCCATTTTTACCTAACAAGTCATCACGCACAACTGTTACGTTCATTCCAAGTAAAGTGTTACCTGAAGTATTGATAATTGAATCATTTAATAAATAACGATCATTTTTATCTTTCAATGTATCCACTGCTTGGTAGAAGCTTTGAGTACAAATGATTTGACGATCATAACCTGGATCTAATTTAACGTTAATAATTTCTTTTAAGTCATCAACATTAGAAACAGTAGTAGGATTGAATGCTTTTAAAACTTCACCAATACGTTCGTTTAAAGTGTTGATTTTTTGTTCATTAATATTTTCAGATACGATTGCTGTTAAATTTGCAACTGAATCGTCTAATGCTTCTTGTGAGATTGGAATTGCACCACGATATGTTTCAACTTCCCAATTTATCGTTTCGAATTCCGGACGAGCTAACTCAGGGTTTTTCTCTAATTCAGCAACAGTGTTGAATTTAGCGTTAGCACGTTTCAAGATTGGGTATTTACCACTTGCAGTTGATACTGATGTTTTTTGTACCAACTCTGATAAATCTTGGACTGTTTTAACTTCTTTTTCAGGAATATATTTAATATCCTCTGGAATTGTTACACCAACGTCATCTGATTTAACGTTGTCACGTTTCTCTCCTTTAGATTTCATGTACTGTTCAAAGCCTTGTACTTCTAAGCTTCCCTCTGGATTTTGATTTAATTTCGCCATAGAACGTTTCGCTCCTTCTCTTTTGTTTTTTTCTTTTTCTTCTTCTAATTCTTCTTCTGATGGTTCTTCTACTTTTTCGATAGCTGGTGGTTCTGGTTTTTCTTCAGATTTAGGTGGGTCATCTGGTTCGGGTTTATCATCAGGTTTTTCTTCGTCAGACGGTTTCTCCTCTTTGTCGTCAGATGGTTTACTTTCTGACCCTTCTCCAGTGTCATCACCTTTGTTATCTTCGACTTCTGCACCTTCATCTTTAGGTGGTTCATCTTGTTTAGGTGCTGACGCTTCAATTTCTTTTGAAAGCTGTTCGAGTTCTTCGTACTCTTTCTTTTGAGCATCAATATCAGCTTTTAAATTACGAGCAGTTTCGAGGTCGCCTTTTTCGACTGCTTCTTGCGCTTTAGAAATCAGATTAGCGATTTCTTTTTTGCGCTCATCTAAATTAGCCATGTATAAGCCTCCTTATTAAATTTGGGTATAAAAAATAGCCTTACGTTTCAAAACGTAGGCTTTCTAAATCCAATGCTATTTTCATTTGTTCCAACTGTTTAAATTTTTTCAAATCTCTTGCACGTTGACCGACTTCAACCGATGTATCTTTATAGGCTGGCACTGTAACAATGCTAACCTCAATCAATTCATCGATTTTATTTATGGTTTGAACGTACTCATTATCTATGTTTTGCCACGTACGAGCTGTTGAGTCATTAGGCGGCAATGTGTAAAAGAAACTGCACTGATTAACGTTGCCTGCTTTAATATTCTCATAAATATCTCTGGCGTAAGATGTGTTAGGCAAGCGACACTTAAAGTACAAACCTTTTTCATCTACATTCAACTCAAGCGTTCCCGCCTGTGTGCGCCCTATAATGTAACTGAAATCATGATTGATTAAACATTTGACATCACTTACATTTACACCATCTAAGGCGTTTGGTGCTACAATTTCTCTAAATCCACCCAAATCATCACTCAATGAATTAAAGATAATTGCGTACCCCTCAATAACCATATCTTGCTGTCCAGTGTCAACGTTACTATTCGTCATACTCATCACCCCCTTTAATGGAGTTCTTTTCGACTTCTTTGTCAATTTTCGATTTTTGATAATTTTCTAAAGTGTTAAGTGGCGCTCTATTAAGGTCAACCAATGGTTGTTCACCATGTTCAATAGGTTGATAACCAAATACACTTCTTGCTTCGTCTGTTGAGATAATTCCTTTACTATGCAATTCAGTGATACGTTGTAATTGTAATTCTGGATCAATATCAATAAGACGTGATGAGTCAAACTCTAATTCGTAACCCGAATCAATAAACTTAAATATTTTTGTTTCAAGTTCTGCAATCATCATTTTAAATATTGGATCTAGTGTACTTTGCAAATACTCTAAGTTTGCTTGTGTGATAGATGTATTGACTGTTTCAATACCTAACTTCGATACTGGTAAACCAAACGCTTTAGCAACTTGAGACGTACTAAACTTATAACTGTTTAAGAAGTTCAATACTTCGGTAGGAATTTGCAACCTGCTGAATTCCATTGTGTCGTCGATAGCAACTAAGCCACCATTGTTTTTTAATTGGCTTTCTGAGAAATTCTTTTTCAAATCTCTTAATTGTTCAGCATTGATTTGCCCTTTTTTATACTTCAACACTGATGTTGATGTACCGCCATTGTCGAAGAAGTTACGCAGGAAGCTCTTAGAACCTTGAGAAATACCAATCTCATGTGCTAGTGCATACAACGGACTGTACCCTACATATCCATCTAATGTGATATATCTAAAGTGCAATATATCATCGCTTGTTATCTTAACAGCATTACCTTCCACATCTTCGCTAACATTGTAAATAATATCCCCGTCTTTTTCCTCTATTCCTACTAAATCGTTATGTAAGAAATGGAAACCGATAGGGAAATCATTCTTATCGCGTACAATTTCGACAAAAGATTGTCCGTTAAGTAACATATTCGCGATAATTATAAATTTAAAATGCCATCCTGGTAAGTCCGAATATGGATTGTTATTGAATAAATCTAATATTTGATTCATCACTGTATTTGTTTCGTGACCTTTAACTTTTAACTTGGTACTTGCAATATCTGCTGAAATGATACGTGTGGCAGTAAACACATCACTATTACGCAATGCATTTATACCAATGTAACTTGTATGTGTACCGTGTTCTTGCCAGTATAAGAGTCGTTCTAAATCTCTATTCATCTTTTCTTGCTTACTTGCAAATCCTAAATCAATTAATGGCATCTTTAATTGTCACCCCCTTCCTGATTTATCGAGGTATTATCATACGCTTGATTTAAAACACCTGCGAGGCCTATGAGTAGCAATCCACCAATAATATAAGCTAATGGCTTCCAAAGTATAAATAAGCCATAGAATAGCCCTATTAAGCCCACAATAAACAATAGTACTACTACAAGTGCGTACAAGAACTTTTTCATCATCACACCTCCTATAAGAATAATGGCATTAAGGTTTCTGTGTCCCATTCATGTTCACAAGCCATCACATAAGCGAAGATAGTGCTCATTAATGGATCTATCTTTTCTCTATTCATTTTCTTCTCAATCATTAATGAGTCATTAGTATCTTTAGCCACTGCGTTTTTAATTGCAATGTCTAGTAACGGATTTTTATGATGTTTAATGTCTCCGTTAATTACATTTAATCTGAAGTCTAAAATAGGATTAGAAAGTGTATGTGGTCCTTGTCTTATTTCATACAAGTCGTAATACCATTCTCTACGCTCAATCTCTGCTAACACGCCATGTATTGAATATGGGTCATAACATATAGCTTGTACATCTAGGTTGTATTGATTGATGTAATCTTCAATGTAATTCAAAACTTGGTCTGTATTGATAATTCCACTTTGTAAATCGGTAATCGTACAATAACCGTTTTCTGCAATTTGTCTATAATCGATAAAGTCCCTATCAATTTTTCCATCCAGTCCACCTTTAGTAGCCACAAACGAATGACTTGTCACATAATATTGCTGACTATCTTCATTAAGATGAATGAACGACACTGCGGTTAAGTCATCAGCACGCGATAAGTCTAGGCCGATATAAGTTTTAGACCCATGTATATCAAAATCTGTTTCATTCTTTTTCCAATCATTGAAATCCAAGTAAGATTCTGTACTTGCTTGTAACCAATAATTGAAGTTTTTAACAAGCACTTTAAACATAGATCCTTTTTTATTAGCCTCTGCTACGCGCTTTTCTAAATACTCTTCAATTTGTTCTTTTAAGTCATCTGACTCATTTATTAATGGATTGGATTTGGCCCATGTTGTTTTATCTTGCCATTCATCTTCCGAATCTTGTTCGTAGATAATCGCAAAGTATTCTGGATCATCATAAACTTCAGCTAAGATATCTTTAGCGTAAGGCCATTCATTTGTATACATTGGCGAATTCAAGTTAAAACCTGCGGTACTGATAATAAAGATAAGTGATTGATATAAGTTACCTTGACCTGATTGAATTAATTCGACCATTTCGTCTGTCTTAGCTGCATGGTATTCATCAATAACGGCTAGGAACGGTTCGAAACCATCGACTGCACTGGTATCACGTGATAATGGCATAACAAAAGAGTCATCACGCAAGTTATTAAGCAACTCGCGTACTTTTTTAACGTCTTTCTTCAATTCTGGTACTTTTGATACTAAATGCATAAGTTGTTTAGTTACCATGTTGAATACTACGCTTGCTTGTTTCTTGTCATTAGCTGCACAAAATATCTGTCTGCCTTCTGCTGGTTCCCTATCGAACAAAAAAGAATAAAGTACAAGTCCACTTACTAAAAGTGACTTACCTCCTTTTCTTGACATTGAAATAAAAGCTTTTCTAAATCTCAGCATATCTCTGTCTTTCGTGAACCAACCTCTGACATTTGCGACAATGAACTTTTGAAACAATGTCAATTTGTGTATTTTACCTTTTGTATCAGGTAGTGTTTCCATGAATTTAATAACCTTTTTGGCACGTTTAGGTTTATAAACATAATTCCATTCAGAATTATCTTTCGACCTATGTATGTCTTTTAAATGACGAATACAGGCACGTCTAGTATCCTTACATGTAGTGTATGCACCGGATAAAACCATAACACAATATTTATATGCATCATCTCTTAGATTATTAGGTATATCCAGCAGTTCTTCATATGCTTTAGGTATTTTAACGTTAGTCATCTTCATCAACACCAAATTCATCGTAAACCGATTTTGCTTTATCCTTTTCAACCGGTACAACTAAACGCATACGACTATCAATTGTCATACCCAATTTGCCACATATGCTTATAATTTCTCTTGTAGTATCCATGAATGTGACATATGGTCCTGTTTTACGATGGTTATCTGGTTGATACGTACCAACTTGTTGCATTTCTTGGTATGCTTCGTCACTAATGTCGACTAACTGGCAATATTTCTTGATTAAACCATAATCTAGTTCAGCAATTGGTAGTTGTTGTAAAAGAGGAACAACACGCACCCATTCTTTAGCAGCACCTTCGGTTAAATCTTCTGGTAAATTTTCTGCATTAATCTGGTCGAACTCATAAAGCCCATTTTCAACGTTTTCTGCTTCTTGCAATTCTTCTTTAGTGCGGTGCCCTTGCTTTTGTAGGTTCAATTTACGTGGTCTAGCCATCTAACCACCTCCTTTTGTAATATTACAACATTAAGTTTTGGGAGTTTGGTCGGAAATGAGGCCGGCTCGTTATCGAGCGCCGTCAGATTGGCACCCGGTTTTTCTTCACCCCGCAAAAAATATTTTCAAAAATAAACATAAATTTTAACTCGAATGAATTTTGTTGTGGCAGCTAAAACACACTACCTCTAAATTATCCATATCCAGTCTTTTCGACCAATCCCGTTTTAATTCAATCTTATGGTGAACAATCAAATTTTTGTCATTCACTATTCCTTTACTTAAACAATGTCGACACAAATAGTTATCACGCATCAGCACTTGTTGACGTAGCTTACGCCACTGTGTGCTATTGTAGAATGCTGTATACTCACTATTGTGCTTATTATGCCTAACCTCTTGGTTATACCTTTGTGTATTGGCTTTCCTATACTCTTGCAACTCGTTTTGACTATAAGTTCTGTTTCCTAAACGAATTTTTGGTTCTTTAAAACTCAAATTCATTTCAACTTCTTTCAATTAACTTTTGTTCTTTCATTTCTTAACAAAGAAACTCAAATCAATTTAAGAATAAAAGAAAAGACAAAACGAAATTCTAAAATAGAAAATCATTTTGTCTTTAACTTTAGAAATTGTTTTATCAATCAAATAGAAATTAATCTCACAAAGATTATGATTAAGAAAACATTTCTTTTAACATTCAATTGTTAAACAACAAATAATATTAACAACAAACAAACTTTACTTTTGATTTATTATTTAATGT